CGCGCCACCCCCGAGCAGCTCGCATGGCACCAGCAGCTTCGCGCCTGTGGCTGGCGGGTGGAGATTGCCCGCACTGCCGAGGAGGCGTGGGCCATCGTGGCGCATACCTACTGGCACGGCGAACCGCCTAGGTTTATACGATGACCCCGACCCGTCCCGATTGGCTGACCATCCCGGAAGCCGCCGCGCTGCTCGGGGTCAGCCGCCAAGCCGTCCACAAGCTCTGCGACCTCGAGCCCATCGTGATCCGCGCCCGCCAGGTCAACGGCCCCGACGCCCAACGCCGGGTGCTGCACCTCGACACCGCCGACGTGCTGGCCCTGCGCGACCAGCGCCACGCCAAGGGCCAGCCAATCGGCCCGATCCCGTGGCCGGTCGAGGCCAGCCACCCGCCCGAGGTGCCGCCCGTGCCGCCCATGCCGCGCTTTGTGGGGCTGGGGATGCCGACCTTCCGCCCGTTCTAACCATGCCCACGCCAGCCGTGCAGCACGTCCCCATCGGCAGCATCAAGCCCAACCCAAGCAACCCGCGCACGATTCGTGACGAGCGGTTCCACAAGCTCGTCCAATCCATCAAGGATTTCCCCGAGATGCTCGAGCTGCGCCCCATCATCACCGACGCGGACCGCGTGGTGCTGGGCGGAAACATGCGGCTCAAGGCGTGCAAGGCCGCAGGGCTTAAGACCGTGCCGGTGGTGGTGGCGGATCACCTCACCGAGTCGCAGCGGCGGGAGTTCATCGTCAAGGACAACGTGGGGTTCGGGGATTGGGATTGGGACGCCCTGGCAAACGAGTGGGACGCGGGCGAGCTCGAGGCGTGGGGGCTGGAGGTGCCCGACAGCCATGCCTTAGACTTTGAGCCTGCGAGCGATGACACGCAGCCTCGCCTAGACGAGAAGGCCATGACGGTTTGTCCCGCCTGCGGCCATGAGTTCGCCAAACACTAACGCGTTGCTGGTCGCCCCATGCAACCATGCCGCGGCGCTGTTTGCGGTGACGCGCTGGCACTATAGCCGCACCCTACCAGTTGGCAAGCTTGTCAAGTATGGCGTGTGGGAGTCGGGCAAGTTTGTCGGCGTGGTGCTGTTTGCGTGGGGCGCGAACAAAGACCTGGGCACCCCATACGGGCTAACATTGACTGAGTGCTGCGAGCTAGTGCGCGTGGCGCTTGCCAAGCATCGCACGCCAGTATCCCGCATCGTGGCTATTGCATTGCGGCTGCTCAGGAAAACTAACCCTGGGCTGCGGCTGGTTGTGTCCTTTGCCGATCCGGTCGAGCAGCATCACGGCGGCATTTATCAAGCTGGCAACTGGCTATATACTGGAACTACTGTGCCATCGTTTGAATACCGACTAAATGGCAAGCGCATCAATAAGCGGGCATATACTGGGCAAAACTACGGATCGCCTCGCTTGGCGCTCCCGGCTGGAGCGATCAAGTTGCAGACGCCCGGAAAGCATCGGTATCTGATGCCGTTGGATAATGCTATGCGTCAGCAAGTCGAGCCGCTACGTTTACCATACCCGGTGAACCAACGCGCACGAAGCACAGACAGCGGTGCGCCCGACGACCAGTTGGGAGGGGGCGGTGCAAACCCGACCCGTGCGCTTATCACCACACAAACACCGGAGGTGTGACCATGCCACCAAATCCGCAAAACCTGCGGCCCGCATGGAAAAAGGGGCAGTCTGGTAACCCCAAGGGGCGTCCAAGGTTACCCGACATTTCCGAGGCGCTTGCCAAGGTGCTGGCCGAGGAGAAAGACGGCGTCACCGCGCTGGAGGCTACGCTGCGCGCGCTGCGGGCCAAGGCCACCAAGGGGGACGTGCGGGCCGCGGAAGCCTTGCTAGACCGCGCGTTCGGCAAGGCCGTGCAGCGCACCGACGTGACCAGCGGGGACAAGCCCATCGCGACCCCGCCCATCGCCTGGATTCCCGTTCCCCATGTGGAGCCGCCCCGATGACCGAGACGACCGGCAGCGCCCGCCAGCCCCATGAGATGTGGTGGTCGCACCACATCGCTGCGCACGGCATCACCGGCTCGACCTTTGCGGGCTGGCTGGGCCAATCGGACCCGCATAGCCGACGCGCCGTGTTCCAGCAGGTCGAGACGCTGGGGGCCAAGAGCGTGGTTGAGTTCGGCCCCGGCACCTTCCTTGACTTTCAGACGTATTGGCGCGCCCATCCGTGGATCGGCTACCGCGCCGTGGAGCTGACCCCCGAGCTGGTCGCCTACGGGCAGGGCCTGGGAGCCAGCGTGGTGCATGGCAGCATCGCCAGCGTCGACCACTACGGGCAGGCTGACGTGGCGTATTGCCGGCATGTGCTGGAGCACCTGCCCGGCTATCACAACGCCGTGGAGACGCTGCTCGCTCATGCCCGCCGCGCCGTGGTGGTCGTGTTTTTTCAGCTCGGCGAGGGGGACCAGGACAGCATCGTGGTAGACCAGACCCTCGCCCACGGCACCTACTGCAACGTCTACAGCCGCGAGCGCCTAGAGGCGTGGCTGACCGCGCGCGGCTTGCGCTATAGCTGGGCGCGGCCCGCCACCGACCACATCCTCACCATCTATATGGATGAGCAGCGCGCCGGGTGAGCCCCGCCCGCTGGAGCTGCTGAGTGCCTACCAGCCGCTATTCAACCCCGCCCCCGCGTGGCGCTACGCCTTCCTGACGGGCGGGCGCGGCGGGGGCAAGAGCTTTCACATTGCGCTGTTCCTGCTGAACCTCACCTACGAGCCGGGGCACGTCATCCTGTTCACCCGGTGGACGATGGTGGCGGCGTCCATCTCGATCATCCCCGAGTTTGTGGACAAGATCGACCTGCTCGGGCTGGCGGATGACTTCGACGTGACGCGCGACACGATCCGCAACCGGCGCACCGGCTCGGCCATCCTGTTTCGCGGCATCAAGACCAGCAGCGGCAACCAGTCGGCACGGCTCAAGTCGATTCAGGGCGTGACCACCTGGGTGTTGGACGAGGCCGAGGAGCTGGTCGATGCCAAGAGCTTCGACACCATCGACTATAGCATTCGACAGGTAGACCGCCCCAACCGGGTGGTCCTCGTCCTCAACCCCGCCGCCCGGACCCATTTCCTCTATGAGCGGTTCGTGGCCGAGCGGCGTGACGACACGCTGTACATCCACACGACCTACCAGCAGAACGCGCACAACCTGAGCCCGTCGTTCATTGAGCAAGCCGAGCGGCTGCGCGACACCAACCCCCAGCGATACCGGCACGTCTTTCTCGGCGAGTGGACGCACGCCACCGAGGGGCTGCTATGGACGGGGGCGGACATTGTGCGGGCGCGCGTCGAGCAGGCCCCCGACAACTTCGCCAGAGTGCTGGTGGGCGTAGACCCCGCGGTGACGGCCAACACGGCCAGCAACGAGACGGGCATCGTCGTCGTGGGGCTAGGCCGCGACCGCCGCGGCTATGTGCTAGAGGACCTGAGCGGGCGCTATAGCCCCGCGCAATGGGGCGCGGTGGCGATTGACGCCGCACGGCGTTGGGGCGGGAGCATCGTGGCCGAGGTCAACCAGGGCGGGGACATGGTGCGGTCGGTGCTGGCCGCGCAGGGCGACAAGGCGCACGGCGTCCGCATCGTCGATGTCCGGGCCACGAAGGGCAAGCTGGCCCGTGCCGAGCCGGTCTACGCGCTGTACCAGGAGGGGCGGGTGTTCCACGTCGGGCAGCTGCCGATCCTTGAGCAGCAGATGGCGAGCTTCCGCCCGGACGCCATGGACGGCAGCCCTGACCGCGTGGACGCGCTGGTGTGGGCGCTGTCGTCGCTGATGCTCAAGCAGGTCGAAGCGTTCGTGGTCTAGGCGCTGGTCTAGTCAACCGGCCAGCTTGCGTGTAGGTCCATGTGACGCCTAGCGTTCGGACTATGGCTGACGCCCCGGCCCCTGTGGCCGTCCCGACCCTGCGCGAGCGCGTAGGGCTCGCCCTCAAGGCGCTGCGCGGGGACATCACCGCGCCCGACGCAAGCCGCGCCGTGATCCCGCTGACGTACCCGAATTTTCCCGGCTTGACCGGCACGACCGGCCAGCCGCAGAACGGGCTCGCGAGCGGCACCCCGCAGATGTCGCTGGTCCGCACGGCCAACCCGCAGGAGTACAAGCCCGAGGGCGCGTCGATCCGCGTCGAGGGGTTCAGCAAGCACCCGGTGGTCCACGCATGTATGCGCGTGATCGCCGACACGGTGGCGTCGGTGCCGCTTATCGTGCTGCGCGCGCGGGGCGACTTTGAATCGCGCGTGCCCGAGGCGCACCCGCTCCAGCGGCTGCTGGACTATCCCGGCCCACGGTTCACCGCCCGCACCATGCGCGCGCGGCTGGCGATTGATTTTCTGGGCTACGGGAACGCCATGCTGGAGATGGACCGCGGCCCGTCTGGGCAGGGGCTCCCGCGGCGGCTTGGCTCGATCAACCCGGAGTCGTTGCAGTCGGTGTGGGTGGACACGGACGGCGACCCGCGGCGGTACGACTACGCCAACTGGTCAGGCATCATCGTGCAGCGGGACGTGGCGGACATTATCCACGTCCGCGACCTGGAGATGCCGCGGCCATTCACCCCCGACGCGTTCGGCTTCCCCCGCGGGGCCACGGCGCTGGCGTCCATCGCCGCCGACAACGAGGCCACCAAGTACGTCCGTCAGGTGGTGACCAACGACGGCACCCCGACCTTCGCCGTGCTGCTGGCCGACGAGGCTACGCAAGATGACGCCACGGCCATGCAGGACCGCTACAAGGCGCGCGTGGTGGACCGCGGCAAGCGGGGCACGCCCGCCTTCTTCGGGGCCGTGCGCGACATCAAGCCGTTGGGCTTCACGCTGTCCGACCTGGAGTTCCCCGACCTACGCCGGGTGTCCCGTGAGGACATCTGTGCCGCCTTCGGCGTGGACCCGCGGATGATCGGGATAGCAAGCGCGACCAGCGATGCGGGGCTGTCGGGCGCGCCGTACGTCGAGGCGCGCGCGCGGCTGGTGCAGCACACCATCGAGCCGATGCTGGCCGCGATTGAGGACGAGCTGAACCATTGGTTGGCCCCCGAGTTCGGGGACGTGTGGATCAGCTATGACCACGACATGCTGCGCGAGCTGGTCGAGGACGACGTAGCCACCAGCACGCGCGTGCGGGCCGAGTTCCGCGACGGGCTGCGGACGTGGGAGGAGTCGCGCCGGGCGCTGCGGCTGTCCCCCATCCCTGAGCCGACCGACACGATCCTCATCAGCGCCGGTGGCACGCTCACGCCCGCCGCGGTGGCCGTCATCGACCCGCGCATGGTGGCCGATCAGGCGCCCGCGCAGGACGACGAGGCTCCGGCCGGTGCGCCTACGGGTGCGCCCACGGGTGCACCCGCCGATGCCGCCTCAACCCTCGAGGCGCCCACGAACGGCGGCGGGCTGGCGATCAACCTGAATGGCGCGCAAATCGCGGCGGCGAAGGACATCATCCTTGCCGTGGCGGCGGGCCAGCTCCCGCGCGGCAGCGGGCTTGCGATGCTGCAAATCCTGTTTGGCTTGAGCCCCGAGGAGGCCGAGCGTCTGATCGGGGACGCTGGCACGGGCGCGCCGACACAGCCCAACGTCATCGAAGGGGCTGGCACGGTCACCGATACCGTGGCGTCAACCTCCCGGCCTGCGCCGTCTTCTATGGACAGCGAGGACGAGGACGATAGCGAGGACGAACCCGACGACGAGGAAGGCAATGGCCGGTCGGCGCGACGTGTTCCGTCAAGAGGTGCCCCCGTACCGGCGCGTGCTGCCGTGGCGGCGGTGGCAGCGGTCCAAAAGGCACCGGCTCCCGCTGGTGCGGCGGTACGGAATGCCAGCCCCCTGGTAGACGAGCAGGGCCGCCCCTACTGGGTGCATCACCCCGAGGTGCTGCGCGCCCCGCTGTACCGCGAGGACGGCGAGCCCGACGAGGACCACATCCTGTACCGCTATTGGAAGCGGCAGGTGTCGGAGATGGACCGGCAAGAAGCGCCGTTCTATAGCACCGCGCGCGAGCGGTTCCGCGAGGACGCCAAGGGCGTAGCCGCGATGTTCGCCAAGGCGACCCGCGCGGACGACCCGGTGTTGGACGCCATCGAGCGGCAGGTGCGCGCCAACTACGCCAAGGGCGGGGACTACTACGCTGCGTGGCGGGCCGCGTATCTGGAGCTGATCGAGCGCATGTACCTTTTCGGCGCGCAGGAGGTGGCGGGCGCGGGGTTCAGCTTCGGGCTCAAGCCCGCCAGCGTGCTGGATGCCATCGCCAATCGCGCCGACCGGCTGGCCGAGCTGATCGGGGAGACGACCGCCAACCAGGTAACCGCAGCGATCCGCAGCGCCGAGCTGGCCGAGTTGAGCGTGGCCGAGACGGCGCGGCTCATTCAGGCCAGCGTGTACGGCGAGCAGATGACGGACGTTCGGGCGACCCGCATCGCCAAAACCGAGGTGGCGGGCGCGCAGTCGCAGGGCTCGTGGGACCAAGCCAAGGCGGAAGGTGACCTGTTCCGCGCAAAGCAATGGCTCGCCTTCGAGGACAGCAAGACTCGCCCCACGCACGCCGCGGCAGGGGCACAGCCGCCCATCGGCATGGATGACGCGTTCGGTAACGGCTTGCTCTATCCGCTGGACCCACGCGGCCCCGCGGGCGAGGTCATCAACTGCCGCTGCACGTTGGTCTATTACACCGAAACCCCCGAGGAGGCGCAGGGCGTCCTATGACCGTACAAACCGTGACGCTGCACCGCCGCGAGGTTGCGCTTGAGACGCGCCAGGATGAGCTACCCGCAGGCATCGCGGGGCGCATTACCGGCGTGGCCCTGACGTATGAGCAGGTGGACACCTACGGCACCGTGTTCGCGCGCGGGTGCGCCAAGCGGACCATTGACCTCAAGGTGAAGGCGCGCAAAGTCCCGTTCCTCATGGACCATGAGCGCGAGGTCGATGCCCACGTGGGCGTGGTCGCCAGCCTGACGGACACCGGGGACGCGCTGGTGATGGTCGCTGACCTGTTTGACACCGAGGGTGGGCGGGCCGCAAAGGAGTACGTCCAAGCCGTCATGGCCGCGGGCGCGTTCACCGGCCTGTCGATTGGGTTCGTGCCCAAGCGCA